GTTTCGACTCAGCGATGGAACGATAAAACCAAAGTGTCCCCGTCCGGCATACGGAGACCACTTCTTGGGTCAGCTGCGAAATCAGTGTGCTCTGTGTAGTCAGGTCGCCGTTCTTGTTGAGACGAGGATAGCCCCCGTACTTTCCGAGCTCGACGAAGCCCGAGACCAGCGCGACAGCCTCCAAGCCGCAGCCACGCGACTGGAAGCGCAGCGGGTGGAGCTGGAGACGAGGCTGGAAGAAGAGAAGAAATGCCGCGACGACTTGATGGAAGGGCTGGCCGAAGCGCGGGCGGCACAGCGGCCACGGGTAGAGCTGACGGAAGCTGAGATGAATGTCGTGCTGGACCGATGGAACCACAATTACGACCGGCAGCCCGGCGAGACGTCAACGCACCAACTGATGCGCCAGATCGAAGAGGCCCGCCAGGCCAAAGAGGCGGCGGCAAAGCAGGGCGGCTGACGGCGCAGGAATCCTTCGATAATTTAGAGTTGCATGTTGACACGCGTAAGCCGACAGGTCTACACCTGTCAAATAGCCGATGAAGAGCATCAGGTTGCTTCGGGCAATTTTGGGGATCAGCCAGCAGACGCTCGTGGAAGAGAGCGGAATCAGCAGGGCGTCCATATCTGCCTTCGAGAGTGGCCGATCCTTCCCGTCAGTCGAGACGGCCAAGCTACTCGACAGCTCAATCGACGGGATCATCGACAAGAGGGTTATGGCGGCCGTCGAGCAGGAGCGCAGGCGACGTGCGGAAGAGGAGTCGCCGGCCGCGGGATCCCATGTTGACAACGCTCGCAAACCGGACTACTGTGTACAAATGGGCAAGACGAAAGGAGGACTGGATACCGAGCGTTTACGGGCGGCTCTGATTGAGGAGGCTGCGCTTGCCGGGGTAACCCCGGTTCAGCTGGCCAAGCAACTCACGACCGAACCGCCGCAGAAGACCATCTCATTCCGACCGTCAGCCGGGCTACGCGCTGCCATTGACCAAGAAGCAGAGCGGACCCAAACCTCGGCTGGGCAGGTATGCAAGGCATGGCTCGAAGAACGAGTCTCGCCACCAAAAGAAGAAACCGAAGGGAAGGGTAGACCAAATGGTTCAGATGAGCTTTAGTGACACGACAGGAAAAACGACCTCTGCATCCGGACATCGTCTAGCGCAGGACACTCCGCCCTCAGCGGGGAAACGCGGGTTCGACGCCAGCTGTCCGGACATCATTTACACTTCGCGCTACTCGAACAAGGCGATCGTGACGAGTGGCCTGGTAGCGGTCCGAGTGACCCGCACGCCACCGCGCTGGAAGCTGCCGTACACGACGGTCGGTTTCCTGGACCTGGCACCCACCTTCGCGATGCTCAAGGCTGCGAAGCTCCCAGGCGGCGCCAAGGTGTTCGATGACGCGTTCGAGGATATCCTCGAACGCTTGGATCCCAAGGCAATCGCCAAGAAACTGAAGGACATCCAGATGACGAAGCCCGATGCGCGCGGCGTGGTGCTGCTGTGCTACGAAGACGTCCGAGTCCCGGGAACGCGCTGTCACCGATTGCAGGTGGCACGCTGGCTCGGTGAGAAGCTCGGCATTACGGTTGCCGAGCTCGACGAATGAGGGGGGCACTCTCACTCCCTTCGTTGTTTCTCGGCATCACGCCGGCGCAGGCAAGACAGCACCTGCTCCCCCTGATGAAGGCAGCCCGGTCAAAGTACCCCCGTGTGGTGGTGCCTTGTGCCGGGCGCTTCACGGGCCCGCTCATCGCTCTGAAGGCTGGCTATCCACCGGACGCCATCCACGCGAGTGACGTCAGTCTCTTTTCGAGTCTCATCGGCTACCTGGCTGCCGGAACAGACGTCCGGCAGTTGGGGGCCGTCGTTGCGTTGCCGGACGTCCCGGAGCTGGAAACGTGCGCCAACGAGACCGCCGACCAGCTCGAGCACGCGGCGGGCGTCCTCCTCGCGATGAAGGTCGCCACCACGCCTGGCAAGAACGCGTACGCGCGAATGCTCCGCCAAGACCTGGTCTCTGACTGGCGGCGCCACCTCGAGAAGCTGAAGAGCCACCTCAAGCTGCTGTCCGAGCAGCTGAAGGGAATTCGCTACGAGCCCCGCGACCTGTACGCAGTCGTGGAGCAGGACAGCGCGGACCCCAAGGCGCTGCTCTACGTGGATCCGCCCGGCTTCGGTGGCGGCTACGAGAAGATCTTCGATACCGGCGGAGTCGTGTCGTACAACGCGACCGAGTTCACGGCCTTCGACCCGAAGACCGGCTTCGAGCAGCTGGGCGAGATGGTGAAGGACGCTCCGGCGCTCGTGATAACCATGCGAGCGACCAAGGACGACTCAGCGTCCCCCAGCGCGGTGTGGGGCATGTTGGCAGGCGACCGTGTCAAAATGCTGGCGGCGAATCGCAAGGACGAGGCGGCGGCGCTGTCCGGGGTTCGGATCAGCATGAAAGCCGAGAAGGCCGTTAACCCGAGGTGGCCGGTCTGGGGCAGCAGAACAGACAAAATTAGGGAAGACAGCGACATCCGAGTCGAGAAGACGACCCGAGAGCTGTCACTCTACTACCGAGACCTATTCGCCCACGCCCTAGGCGACACCAGCTCGGAGCGGTTCTACTTGATCTGGCTCGACGGCAAGGTGTTCGGCACCTTCGGCATGCACCTGTCGTTTGCGGTCACCGGAAGGTTCTACGACCCTGCTGACAAGCGACTGTTCGCCTGGGAGTCGTACGGTTTCAGCGCCAGGCACCCGGTGTACAAGAAGCACCTCAATCGCCTGCTCATGATGTGCGTGACGTGCGAGGAGTTCTTCGGGATGCTGAAGAGGCACAGATCGTTTCCGATGGGCGACCCGGTAGGGATTCGGACGGCGTGCATCACCAAAGGCCATGAATCCAAGGGAAACCGCGGCATTTTGAAGCTGCTCAGCCGGGAGCCGCTGCCCGACGGTAGGCATCACATCGTTTACGCCGCTGAGTGGCGCAAGGGAAACTTCAAGGACCAGCTGGCCGAGTGGTACCGAAAGTACGGCACCAAGGAGGAGTAACGTGGAAACGCTGAACGCAAGCAAGGACAAGCCAGAGAAGCTGCTCGACCTACCGGAAGGCTTCGAAGTCTGGCGGATCTCCCCACTGCTGCTCAAGGAGCAGGACAAGAACGCCCAGGTTCAGTCGAGCTCCACGTTCAAGGCGCTGGTAAGGAACGTGAAGAAGCGAGGCGCCCTCGAGGGACTGCCTTTCTGCGCACGCGATGGTGAGACATTCTGGATCATAAGCGGACATCACCGCACACGGGCCGCGATTGCCGCTCAGCTTCCGACGATTATCGTCTTGGTTGACCCCAAGGCGAGGACGCGCGGCGAGATAGTGGCCAAGCAGGTAGCTCACAACGCCATCAACGGCAGCTCCGATCCGTCGGTGTTGCTCCAGCTACTCGACGAGATCGACGACGTTGACGCACTGTTGGAATCGGCAGTGGACCGGCATGCGCTGGCGAAGCTGGCGGCGCCGGTCAGGGTGCAAGACGTGGCGGTAGACTTCGACTGGAAGACGGTGACCTTTGCCTTCCTGCCCAAGCAGCTGCGCGACCTGGACAGCCTGTGCGACGCGCTCACGGCGGCCGACAGGGTGATGACTGCGCCGGTGGAAGCTCACGCAAAGCTCGTGGCCGCGATGAAGAAGCTGGGTCAAGTGGAGGATATTCGATCACTTGGAGCCATAGCCTATCGGATGGTGGAAATCGTGAACCAGCACCTTGCGGCCAAGGAAGCGGAGTCGACGGAAGCGCCGAGTGCGGAGTAAACTAAACCCTGATGAACACCCCAGGCGCTCCCCCAGCAGCACCTGCGCCACCCGAGAGTCCTGAAAAGCCACCGCGGAAACGACCTGGGAGGAAGAAGGGCGGCAAGGATTCGAAGCCGCGCAAGCGTCGGTCGTTTGGTCCATACAAGCTGGACCGGGCGAGCGCGAAGGACTTCATTTCGAACATCAAGATCGGCTGTCCGATCCAGATGGCAGCCGGTGTCGCTGGCATAACGTGCGAGACGATCTACCAGTGGATTCGCAGAGGCAAGCAGTCGGACGCGCCACCGGAGCTGAAGAAGTTCCGGGCCGACTACCTGAAGGCTCGACACTTTTCAGGTCAGCAGGACATGAAGACGCTGTTTAAGGCGGTGGTCGAAGGCAACATCTCTGCGGCACAGTGGCGACTGGCCAAGCGCTATCCGAAGGAGTTCGGCAACGAGACCACCAAGGTTGAACTGACTGGCGCCGGCGGCGGTCCCATCAAGACCGAGACCAAGCACGATGGGCTCTCGGCGGAGGAGATGGCGTCGAGAATGGTGAGGGCGGCGCGTATCGCCAAGGAGGTGCTCGATAAGCAGAAGGTCGAGCTGGCCATCGCCAACGCGATCGAGGTGGGCGCCAACGTCGCGCCAAAGCTCGAACCGACCAGGGAGCCGGTCGACATCGTCCCGTCAGCGATGCCGCCGGCGTTCCTGCGCACCTCGCAGTCGGTAGATGCCCAATCCATCAAGGAACCGGACAAGAAGCCGCCGGCGGCCCCGGTCCAAGTCGGCATGATCCCGATGCGGGGCTAGGCGATGCTGGCAGCCGCCAAACAGAGTGACCTCGAGTACGGCTTCGAAACCGCCGAGGCTCAACTCTGCGAGCTCGCGCGCACCGACATTCGAGCGTTCGTCTCGTACGTCATGCGGGACGAGGAGACGGGCGGACTCGTCGACCTGTGCCCGATGCACGAGGCGTGGCACGCGCTGGCCGACCGGAGCGACCGCCTCATCATTTGGTCATTCGCGGAGGCCGGCAAGTCGTTCAACCTGAGCGTAGCCCGCACGCTGTTCATGCTCGGGCGAGACCCGACGCTACGCTTCGCCATCGTCTCGAACAACACGACCCAGGCCGAGAAGATCGCCGGCCTGATTGCTCGGTACATTCTTGAGTCGGAGGAGCTGCACCAGGTGTTCCCGAACCTGGTTCCAGATCCGTCGATGCCGTGGAACACCGGGCAGATCACAGTCAAGCGGCCAACCCGCGCGGCCCAGCCATCGGTGCAGGTCGTCGGCATCGGCTCGAACATTCAGGGCAGCCGAATCGACGTCGCGATCCTCGACGACGTTCTCAACCGGGACAACACCCGCACGGAGAACAACCGCAAGGAGACGCTGGACTGGTACATCAAGACGATCCCTGGCCGCATGACCCGACGGGGCCGCATCATCGCGATCGGAAACGTCTTTCACAAAGAGGACCTGCTGCACGTGCTGGCGAGGAACCGACGCTTCCACGCCTACAAGTTTCCAATCCAGCACAAGGACGGCACGCCGGCGTGGCCAGAGGTGTGGCCGCTCGAGCGCATCGCGGAGAAGCGTGAGGAACTCAGCTCGAAGCCGGCCGAGATCAAAATCCAGCTCGACTGTGAGACCGTGGACGACAAGGACTCGCGCATCAAGCAGGCGTGGATTGATAAGTGCAAGGAGCGCGGCGAGGGCAAGACGCAGATCTACGCCCTTCGAGAAATACCCGCCGGCTGCAAGGTCTACGTAGGCGTCGATCTTGGCGTGGGCCGGAAGAAGGCCAACGCGAGAACCGTCTACTTCGCCCTTCTGATTCACCCGAACGGCGACCGACAGGTGCTGTGGATTGAAGCCGGTCGACTCGCTGCTGACGAGATCATGAACATGATCATCGAGATGCATCAGCGGTTCCATGGCATCTTCGTGGTCGAGAACGTGCAGGCCCAGGACTACATCTGCCAGCTGATGACCAAGTACACGGCGATCCCGATCTTGCCGTTCACGACCGGGAAGAACAAAGCCGACCCGAGCTTTGGCGTCGAGGCGATGGGCGTCGAGTTCGCGAGCGGGAAGTGGATCATCCCGAACGACAACGGGATATGCGACCCCGAGGTAGAGACCTGGCTCAACGAAGTGCTGGCGTTCCACCCGGACGCGCACACAGGTGACTCACTGATGAGCTCGTGGTTCGCCAAAGAGGGCGAGCGTCTCGGGCAGACCAAGCCGCCGCCCGTGACCGGTATTTTCAAACTCAAACTGGGCTTCTGATAGGATAGGATAGGATTCCAAGACCATGTCAAGCTCTATTCACCGTGACCCAGAAGCAGGCGCCAAGCTCACAAACGCCGTTGCCCAGCAAGATCTCGTCGCGGACCAAATGCGCCGCGTGGGCCTGTCCGCTCGGCAAGTCGAGTTGAACCGAATCTACAGCTACGCGCGCGCGCAGCAGCACGACACGTGCAAGCTCGACTGGGATGGGCTCGAACATCCTACGACCGTTGATCGCGAGGCCATCGTTTCTCAGGCGTTTTTGCCGCAGGGATGGAAGGATGGTGGCGGCAATCTGGAATCGCTGCCTCAGAAATATCGACGGCCGAGCGTGCCGTGCAACCTGGGCAAGGTCATCCCGGCGCGATTCACGGCGCTACTTGTGGGCGAGGGCACTCACCCGCAGTGGAAAGTCCCCGGCCAGCCAAACACCGAAGCCTGGATTGAAGCCGTGTGCGACGTCTATGGCTTCTGGTCCAAGATGGCCATAGTGCGCGACCTCGGCGGCGCTATGGGGACGGCGGTTGCCGGTTTCAAGCTCATCGACGGCAAGGTGATTTTCGAGGAGTTTGATGCTCGATGGTGCTTCCCGACGTTCGACCCGCGTGACCCGGCAGAGCTCGACATGCTCGAAGTCCGGTACATGTATCCGCAAGAGACGCTCGACAAAATCACGGGCAAGTGGCGGACGGGCAACTACTGGTACAGGCGGATCATCGACAAGAAGGTCGATTGCCTGTGGAAGCCGCAGCTCGTTGGCGACGGCACGCAAGAGCCGCCTTGGTCGGATCCCGCGACCGTCGCGAGCATGGTCACTCACGGGCTCGGCAAGGTTCCTGTGCAGTGGACGCAGAACATTGAAGTCACGGGGGACATCGACGGCGATCCGGACTGCCACGGCTGTTACGATTATTTCGACCGCATCGGCGAGCTGAAGTCGCAAGCCCATAAAGGCGCGTCCAAGAACGCTGACCCGACAGCTACTATTTCCAGTGACGGCACCTACAACCAGGTCCAAATGGGCAGCGACCAGGTGCTCAAGATGGAACGGGGCGCGAGCGCGTCTTACCTCGAAAGCGATGGGGCATCGATCAAGACAGCGGACGAAGAGGCGAACAGCATCCGAGCGATGGCCCTCGAAACCTGTGAATGCGTGCTGCCCGATCAGGAAGATCGCGAAGGCGGCCCCGTCACGGCGACCGAGATGGTCAAGAAGAGCGCAGCCATGTACGCGAAGGCGTCGCGGATGCGCCAGCAGTACGGAAGCCGACTCTTCGTCCCACTGCTGACGAAGCTCGTGGCGGCGGCGAAGATGCTCGACCGCGGAGTCGAGATCGCCGGCCCCGACGGCGAGAAGACGGTCGTCAGGCAGACGATCAACCTCCCGCCGAAGATGGTCGACGGCAAAATGGTGGAGCACACGCTGGACCAATCCGAGTACGTGCATCTGAAACTGGAGTGGCCGCCATTCGCCGAGCCGTCGCCGCAGGACACGCAGCAAGTTGCGACGGCTACGAGCTTGCTCGTCACGAACGGAATCATCAGCAAGCGCACCGCCATTCGGAAGGTGGCCCCGCACTACAACATCGAAGACGTGGACGAAGAGCTGGCCCAGGCGGCGAAGGACAAGCCGGCGGTGCCGGACTTAGGCGCGCAGTCGCTCGCTGAGCTGAACGAGGAGCGTTGATCCGCATTAGCAGGGAAGACATTGAAAATCGCGATTGATTTCGACGGCACCATCGTCAGCCAGGACCACGCATATGCAGACCTGACGTCTCCGCTCGAATTCATCGACGGGGCCAAGGAAGGCTTGCTTGCGCTGAAGGCGGCTGGCCATTACCTATTGCTTTGGTCGGCACGCGCGAGCCGGGCGCTTCTGGTAGATCCGACGCTTGATCCATTCGTCAGAGCCGGCGTGGTGCCGTGCGACCGCAAGTCGTGGTTGGCTTCGAGGCACCTGCACCGAGCGCGGTATGAGCAAATGATCGAGTTCGTCAACCGCGAGCTGCCCGGTGTTTTCGACGCCATCGACGATGGCATGGCGGGTAAGCCAAGCGTCGATTTGTTTATCGATGATAAGGCACTCGCCATGAGAGGACCCGCGACGTGGGCGCGCATCGCCCGCCAGTATGGCGAAACGGAGCCGCTTTTCGACGAGCCGCTGGTCAGCATATTGGATCGTCCCGTGGCCAGCCTCGATTTGGTCCCCGCCGGTCCACTCAAGGAAATCTTGGACGCCGTGCGAGCCGAGCTGAAGGCCGCTGGCATCGTTCATTTCGAGCCGACGTTCGCGCTGGGGGACTCTGGCTTCTGGTGCGCCGACCGCGCGCTGACGATCAATGTGCCGTGGTTTTTGGCGACCGAGGAATTGTGGCGAGCGGCGCAGCCTCGCTATCCGATGCAGTGGTCGGATGTCCTGCGAGGCGTGCGACATGAAGTTGGCCACGCGGTCAATTATGCTTTCGAGCTTTGGAAGCGCGAAGATTGGCGTCTGACGTTCGGCGACTTTCTGGCGCCCTATCCAGGGCGGCCGTGGCCATTCGTTGCCGACAGCCCGGACTTCGTCGAGTATGTCAAGGACAGCGGTCCCGGTTATGGCCAGCGTCACCCGGACGAAGATTGGGCAGAGACCTTCGCGTGCTGGCTCGACCCTACCTCGAATTGGCGCGAGCGGTACTCAGCAGGGGCGCGGCGCAAGTTGGAGTACGTCCACGTGCTGGCCCGTGACGTGCTGGGCGGTTGGCCGGCGAACCACGAGCTGGGCGTGCCGAAGCACTGGCGGTCAGCGTATACAGGGCAGACGGTAGCGCAGGCGCTTGCGATTCCGATGCAAAACACAGGTTGACACACTGGCAACATCGTGCAACCATGGTTGTCATGGATGGACAAGCAAAACGCGATATGATCATGAAGCTCACGCCAGGACAGGAAGCTATGCTTCCGCAATTCCGCAGCGAATGGTTCCGCGTCGGGACCTGCACCGACCGCGCTGACCGAGCGAAAGCGGAGGCCGCCATCTTGGCTATGCGCAAGGAAATCGGCGTCGACCGTAGACCGATCATTTTCTGGGGCAGGTCGCCCATGGAATGCCTGGTGATCCTGTGGGTTATCAAGAGCAAGCCGTGGAAAGACCTGTGCGCCAAGCTCTGGTCGCAGCTCGGGTCGCAGCTCTGGTCGCAGCTCGGGTCGCAGTTCGATTCGCAGCTCGGGTCGCAGCTCAGGTCGCAGCTCGGGTCGCAGCTCAGGTCGCAGCTCGGGTCGCA